ACCTATCGTTCCTATATTACGGGAATTAAGTTGGATGATTATGGAAATTCTAAAATGCAATTTTGGGACCTGTGTCCTACCGATTGGATCATCAAGATCTGCAACAACATTCGAGAATATGCCGTTATGGCAGATATCGCGAATAAGGGCAAAATTACGATTGAGCCCGGTTGTTTGTCCATTACGACAAATGTCGAAGACATGCACGCAAGTTTGTGTTTATATAACTCGATGTCTGTTGTGAGGAGGGCTCATATGCATATTGAGCTTAAGGTCAGACCCGAATTCGAAACCGACGGCATGTTGGATGAAGAGAAGGTCCTTGAGAAATTTGGTTCGTTGAAACAGGTCAATGATTGTTGGTTGATTGATATTAAGAAACCCGTAGCTTCTTCTCACTGCAAGAAGACTTTTAGTCACTTTGTCGTTACTCATAGGGATATTAGTATCTTTGAGTTTATGACATATCTTGTAGGGAAGGTAAGGAAACATCACGGATCCCAAAGTAAGATTGTGGATGCCTTTTCCGAACCTGCCAACATTGTGCAATATTGTGAAGATTGTGAAGCTTGCGCTCACGACTGCACCTGCGGACGCTTTGATGCGGACGGAGATGAAGTCTCTGATCTAACGAGTTGCATTAATGAAGAAGATTTTGTGTGCCAAGAGTGTCAGGAGAGCATAGAAGTTTGTTCTTGTGAAATAGAACCTCAGTTTGGTGAACGAATCGCTAAAGTTATTACAGAGAAGTCTAAGGCAGCGTCCTTGGACTTTAGTCTGAAAAAACTGGCGTTCGAAACTAAGCTTGAGGATCTGGCAGTTGATAAGATGTACAAAGCGTGTGATTTATTTATGAAGTCACCATACGCGTATTGGACGTCTTGGGTGCCAGACTGTATCATGGAGCATCCGTATATGCGACCCTTTGTCTTATGGCATGGCTCAGAGTATATCGAAGAAGATATTCGTTCTTCCTATCGATCTATTTTGAGCTTTTCCGTTTTCGGCCTCATATCTAGCTTCTTCTTAGGCATTGTACCATTTATGTTTTTCATAGTGATGGGTGGTTTCTATACCATGTCATTACTTTCGAATTTACATGTGGCACGTCAAAATGCGTATATAGCAGAGATTAGTAGACGCCGTGGCTCATTACACCAAGCATTCATTTCCGCGCGAGAGAAACATGTGCATTACGCATGTGGAATTTTCGCCGGGCTCGCTGTTCTGTATGGTGTTGTCCAAGTCGTTAAAGCCTTGAAGGAATCGATTAGCATTCAAGGGGTGTTACAACCCAGAAGTATCGAGGACATTAAGGCAAGAGATGATGAGGCCAATCCATGGACAAAGAGTACGTGGACGCTTCCTAAGAGTGATAAGAATTACAGTGTGGCTGATAGGGGCATTAATGCCCTGAGTAAGTCACTGGCAACTATTGAAGTTGCTAGTAAGTTTTCAAACGCTTTGTGGTTGCGCACACATGTGCTTATGATGCCACTACACTTGCTACCAAGTGAATCATGCGAAGCCAAAGTCAATTTCCGAGTCAATACTATACGTTTCATATTGAATCCCAGTTTGGTCGAGAAGTTACCCGACAAGGATGCTGTCTTGATCTATGTTCCTAATACTCCACCGTTGAAGGACATATTGGGTTATTTTATGGATGAACCGTGTAAGATGCCTTTGAGTTGTGCTATGGTTGGTCTTACTGCCAAAGATGAGTCGTTTACCACTTCTCTCTTTTGGCAATATGTACCTGCATTGTCAAATGGTTTTGAAGTGTTTGCCGGTTCACACTATCAAGTGTCCGGTATGAATACTTTCAATGGCATGTGTATGGCTCCAATTGTTACTGATAACACCAAAAGTGCAATTGTAGGTGTACATATTGGAGGCGTTGCCGATACCCCTCGTGGTTGTGGCATGTCTCTGACTAAACCTGAGCTCGAACGTGCTATTGGCCTTCTTCATACGCGCAGCGCCACTTTTGTCCCAGGACCCCAATCCCAGGACGTAGAGGATGTTGTATGTGATAAGAAGATTGCCATTAGTGCCCAGCCACATTACAAGTGCCCCACCAACTTTCTAGATGGTAAGCGCGATATTGAGGTCTATGGGCAAATTACAGGTAGGAGTACCTATCATTCGGAAGTGATAAAAACTCCAATCTCAGACCTTGTGGAAGAGGTCTGTGGTGTGCCCAATCAGTGGGGTGCGCCTAAATTCAAGAATCCGGAAACCCGAGCCGATGGAAAGATCGACTCCGGTGCCTGGAAACCTTGGTTTGCTTCCTTGGATGTGTGTTCCAAACCATCCATTGGATTTGATCCTACGGAAGTAGACGTTGCTATCGATGACTACTTAGCCGAACTCGATGAAGTTTTTGAGTCGCAGTCGGCCTTGTGGAAAAAGGATATCAGGCCCCTTAATGATGTGGAAGTCGTTTCGGGTATTGATGGCAAGCGTTTTGTCGACGCTCTAGCTTCAGGTACC